ACCTGAGGGCCGCGCGATTTTTTCGCCCCCCCCACGTGGCGTGCTGGTGACCCTCCGATCCCCTCACCCCCTTGGTGGAGTCGTGGTCCCCTCATTTGTGTACCCCCTTTCTCAATTTGGTTTAGCGCTTTTTTGGAGTCCGCGAAATGAGTTAAGCGCATATTTTGAGATCCGTGGACTGTATAACTGTTATGGTAACTTTAATTTAAATTAAAGTTTATTCACTCTATTTATCCAATCGTTTCGCGCTCTTGCGTTATCTTATTTGTCGCGCGATTGTTTCTAGACCGTCTGATAATATTAGTATGCAATATCTTATTGCATTATGAGACTTGAATTATGTGGCGCTACTAAACCATGACCCCATTGTACTACTTGTTCGACGTGGACCAATTAAGTCTTCGATGTATAGCCAATTTAATTTAGGAAATGTATATTTAAATCCTATTGTGATGAGGGAAGTGGATATCACGTCCATTTTAATATATTAAAATGTATCCCTCTAAGTATAAACGTGGAGTCTCATCCAATTATCGTCGTAGTTATCGACGAACTACTGTATTCAAGCCTTCCTATGGTGTTAAACGTGTTGATGGGAAACGTCGATCTGGTAACCAGAACAAGGCCCATGATGAGAATAAAATGTCAGCCCAACGGATACATGAGAACCAGTTTGGGCCTGAGTTTGTAATGGGCCACAACACAGCTATCTCAACGTTTATCAGTTATCCTAATCAAGGTAAGACCGAGCCCAACCGATCCAGGTCATATATTAAACTTAAACGATTACGTTTTAAGGGAACTGTTAAGATTGAACGTGTTCATTCTGATGTCATCATGGATGGGTTAAGTCCAAAGATCGAAGGAGTATTTTCCCTTGTTGTTGTTGTTGATCGTAAACCCCACTTGGGTACATCTGGATGTCTCCCCACGTTTGACGAGTTATTTGGTGCTAGAATCCACAGTCATGGTAATCTAGCCATAACACCTTCCCTTAAAGATCGTTTTTACATACGTCATGTGCTCAAACGTGTGCTATCTGTAGAGAAGGATTCATTGATGGTTGATCTAGAAGGGACGACATCCCTCTCTAATCGGCGTTTTAGCTGTTGGTCTTCGTTTAAGGATATTGATCGAGATTCATGTAACGGCGTTTATGCAAACATAAGCAAGAACGCTCTTTTAGTTTATTACTGTTGGATGTCGGATTCTTCTTCCAAGGCATCGACATTTGTATCATATGATCTGGATTATATTGGTTAAATGTAATAAGTGATTAGTTAATCATTCAAGCATACACTTAAAAGAACTTCTTATTCAATAATCTGTATTAATTTAAAGATTTCGGTTGTGGAGGAATACAATTCGTTTTAATACACTCTTGGACCGCAGTCCTAACTAGGTCGTTTATTTGGGACTCTGACATGGTGATATGTGATTCTGTCCTTCTAGCAGCCACTATTGAAGCAGAGTCACCTGGGTCTAACATGCTGGTCCCTAGTCTATGTAATCCTCGGTATGGGTGTGCTGCGTTCTCCAATTCTGAGTCCGCGCTCGATTCACCTAAACCTATGGTACTTTTGACTGCCCATGTCTCTCCTGGGCTAATCGATATTGGGCTTGGAAGCCCATAGTTTATTGTGGACGTGGACCGGATCAATTTCCTTTCCCATTTGCCATAACCCACATGGCTGAAATCAATATCTTTCTCTGTAAACTGTTTTGATAATATCTTAACCGTCGGTGCCCGGAAAGGAATATCAACGGAATGTTTCGCCGTTGACAGTTTCAGTTTTCCTTTGAATTTCGCGAAGTGAGTCCTCTGGTGAACGTTTGTGTCACACACCCTGTAATATAACCTCCATGGAATTGGGTCCTTAAGGGAGAAGAACGAGGATGAGAAATAGTGGAGGTCTATGTTACATCTGATGGGGAAAGTCCATGACGCCTGTAAGGATTCATTATCTGTCATCCTCTTGTCGTGGATCTCCACTATTACGGAACCTGTGGCGTTGATCGGTACTTGTTGTCTGTATTCTATGACGCAATGGTCGATCTTCATACAACTACGACTGAGTCTAGCGCTTATCTGTGACGCTGCAGAAGGAAACTGTAGCACAATCTCAGTTAGATCATGAGATAGTTGATATTCATCACGTTGAGATTCAATATAATTAAATGCACTTGGTGGATTAGCTAACTGAGACTCCATTTGAAGAATTATATAAGAAAATAAGGCCACGCAGTGGCCTGTGAAGGAGAATTGAATAAGGAAAATGAAAGAGTAAAGTGGATAAATGAGAAAGTAATCAGGGTTTCATAAATAATATATGTGTTACTGGTTTAGTCGAGGGATTGAGAGGAGATATTATATAATTGAGGTTTTATTTACAGGACTGTGTAAGAGATTGTATATAATTGGCTAATGGACTGGTTGTATTTATATAGCCCAAAGCTTCTCAGAGAAGGAGCTTCCTAATGGCATTTTATGTAAATAAGGCCTTGTACACCGATTGAGCTCTCGTTCAAAAGTCTATATGAATTGGTGTAATGGTGCCAATATATAGGTAGGAGTTCCATAGGAGTAAATGCACACGTGGCGGCCCTCAGATTATAGTATT